GTCGGATGAAGAGTCTGAACCTGCGCATCGGCCTAACTGCCACGCCATTAGATGACGGTCGTCCGCGACGCCTGTGGTCGCAGCTTGACCTGTTGGCTCCTGGTGGGTTCTCTCACAGCTACTCAAACTTTGCGCACCGATACTGTGCGGCCCGTCCAGGACAATACGGCGGCCTCGATGACACGGGTGCAAGCAACCTGGCGGAACTAAAAGCTCGGTGTTCGTTCTTCGTACATGAAGTACCGTATTCAGAATCACACGCATCGCTCCCTGACACACGCGTTCAGGTTGTCTACCTAAGCTCAAGTGAGTTGAACCGAGCAGACAGGTGGAGCGATGACCAGACATTCGGGCAAGCGGTGAAGGGTATGGTGCGCGAAGCCAGCACAAACCCGTTGGCACGAGAGCGTGTAGTGGAGGCTCGGCTGTCAGAAGCTTGCAGCCGTAAGCGGAAGTATGTTGTAAGTGAAGCGATAGAAGGCTTAAAAGGTGGGGGTAAGGTAGTTATCTTTACCGCCAGGAGGCGCGAAACAGAACTGTGGGAGCATGATCTGCGTAGAGCCCTTAAACGTGGAGATGAAGCCTTAGGCGAGGTTCCAGTCTGGATGGCACACGGGGGTGTGCCCGAGTCAGAGCGGGACATGATGGTTGATGCCTTTCGGGAATCCAGCGGACCTTGTTGTTTAATCGCAACAGGACAAAGCGTTGGAACAGGTGTCGACGGTATGCAGACTGCGGACCTCGCCATTTTCGCCATGCTCCCGTGGAAGCCAGGCGACTTCGTGCAGTGGAAGGGTCGGTTCGACCGACTCGGTGGTAGTGCCACACTGCTAAAAGTTGTTGTCGCTGTAGGTACTTACGACGAACGAGTCGTAGAGATTCTCGTTGAGAAGTTCGGTCCCATTGAGTCCTTTCTTAAAGCCGACGAGCTTGAAGGGCTGGGAGAGAAGCTTCTCGGCATGGAAGACGAAGATGCACTTGTAAGCAGTATTATCAGCAAGTTGGAGGTAGTGTAATGGATTTAGATGACGAGCGACTTCACCGTAGGCGAGTGCCTTGGGCGATGTTGGCTAAGGAAGGTGTCGACCCTCGAGAGATAATGGTCGAGGCTCAGAAGCGGCGGATGTGGAAGCTTGCTCGGAGCGCCAAGTATCGAGTCGAGAACCTGAGGAGAGCCGCAGAAGGATGAGTAAGATTCTTATTGATGCGGGAAGATCGTCCCGTGGTTGGTCACGTATAGGGTCATTCTTCCGCTGCCCTCAGTTGTTCGCCTATCAGAACCGACTGAACATGAGCTTGATTCCTGCCAGCGCTCTGACTCGTGGAAGCATGGGCCACGTCATCCAGGCGCATCAGCACGCAATCTGGGGCGCACGTACCGCCGAGGGCGTGTGGGTCGACGAGACACGGTACCATGATCCCAGTGTCTTCTTGTCGCCGGAAGAATCCGTACACGCATGGTGCGACGCCAATGGTGGGCATGAGTACATCGAGCGTATGATTGAAACGTTTCATCGGTACATGGATAAGCATCCCGAGTGTCCGGGTGACGTTGTTGCAGTTGAGTACCCAGTTACAGCCGTGCTGGGCACAAAGGATAACGTGTGGGGTCTGTGGGTTGTACACCCCGAAGACCAACACTTCAACCGTAGGGCTGCGTACATTAAGGCTTACGACGGTGGGAAGATTATTCCTACACCGCTTAACTGCCCTGGTCACCCTGACTGTGGTGCCGCAATAGTTCTGACCCGTCGCTTAGATCTCGTGATTAGGGATCGTGCGGGTAAGATTTTTATCTGGGACCACAAGCACCAGGCCCGTGTGTCCGTGAATGGTAGTGTCGATGGTTACGCAGTTGACGGTGGCTTTGCCGCGTTCCGCATCATGGGTAAGCAGTTGTATGGTGGGAGCTTCGGCGGTGTCGCACTGAACCTTATTCAGACTCAAGAGCCTTGGAAGGTTGCACGACCGATGGTTCCTGCCACGCCTCACAGGGACAAGCACTTTGCTGACATGCTCTGGCGTGCGGAGCACAGCTTAGCTCGACTGGACATGGAGCTACCCGAGTACTGGGACTGGCCTAAGGTTCAGCATGAGACATCTTGCATTGGCCGCTATGGCGCGTGCCCCGCAATTAAGATGTGCTTCTACGGCGAAGCCGCCACAATTTGACCGGGTCAAACCTCTGACCCCTGTTAGTCTTTCTACCCCCAAAGTCATCCAATGCTGGAGAACGCAATGACACCCGAAGATACGCTACCGAACGTAATGATTACCATTTACGGTAAGCCAAAGAAAAAGAAGACAAGCGACGCCTTAGCCGCGTTTCCCAGGGCATTGTTCCTTGGGGTGCCGTCGGCGATTACCCTTGTGGCTCAGAATGAGTTGGGGTTTAGTCCGTCAGTACACCCCGACTCACCGAAGAATCTTACCGACCTCGTCAGTATGCTGAAGAGCTTCGCGGAGATCAGCGACAAAGCATCGCATGACGCACTCGTCGTGGATGACATTAGTCATCTGTGCCAGCGCTCAATGCTTGAGTGGACTGAGAATGGGCCAGCCGGACGCAGCGGAAAGAAAGATAGGTTCTACCCCTACCAGCAGCTAAACCAGCACTTGCTGGAAATTGCTCACACGTCTCGGTACCTGGGAGTTCACCTACTTATGAATTTCCACGAGCGGACACCCGGCACAAACTCGGAAGGGAGATTCTGTCCTGGCGGCCCTGATGTACCTTCGAGGAATCAAATTGAGACGCTACCAGCTTGGTGTGACATCAACGTTCGCGCGATGGTTGACCCGAACTACCCTGATCCCTGGTTCCCCAGTATTTATTACTGCGACCCGACTGACCCTGAGTGGGTGACGGGTGATCGTACTGGTATGTGCACGACGAAGACGCCGGGGAACATCCGTGAGATCCTCCGCGCAAGTGAGAGCAACTACAAATTAAGTCGACTTCCTGGGCTTGAATGGCAAGATGATGTTGCTCAATCTCTGGCAGACGATATGTTGGGTGGTGCTGCAGTACCGGATGCTATCCAGTCAGCAGTGTCAGGTCGGACTGACAACCCACTACACCTACGCTGGGCGTGCCAAGACGGCATTGCCCGTGGCGTTTTGTTGCAGCAGGCTGAACGTTCGCTTTTTGACTTCACGGCAGAAGAGAAGAAGGAAGCGAACTCACCGACGCTTCCGCCCCCACCACCAAGTAAATAACATTCACCCCCCGGTCATCCTGACCAACAACCCAAACAACGGAGCCAACAATGGCTATCAAAATTTCTGGCAACGCATTTCAAGGTATTAGCTCTCTGGGATCTTCAGTCCCGCAGCCGGGCTTTTACCCTGTATCCATCGTAAACATTGAGACTGGAGCTAACGACAAGCCCGGTACTCGACGCTTCCACGTTCAGTTCGAGAACGGATTCAAGATGTTTACGTTCCTCAGCCTACCTTACGACGACAGCGGTAACGCCCTCCCAGGTCTTACTGATAAGCAGGTTCGTGGTCGCATGGCAGCACTCCGCACCGTCCTCGAGTCTCTTGGGTACACCAAGGAGAACATCGAGACGGCACAAGAGATCAATGACTCTTGGTTCCTGAGCAGCATGAACAACGGTCGCTTGGCTTACGTCGAGTTCGTGCCCGGTCAGAAGGGTGTCTCAGGTTCATACAATGAGATCAAGAAGTTCATGAACAAGGCGCAATACGAGGCCATGAAGGAGGTTGGCAGTGATACCGCCGAGGCTACTCCAGCCCCTGCTGCCGCTCCTGCCGCTGCTCCTGCACAGGCCGTCGCGGCACCAACAACCCCGGCTAATGGCGCGCCTGTGCCTCCTGCTGGTGTTGCGCTGCCTCCGCCTGCGAGTGCTGCACAAGGTATCGTGAGCTAAACAGTGGCATCCTTCAGCCCTAAGAGTTGTGGAGCACAATGCGACATCTGCCCCCTGGGGCCAGAGGGACCACTGCATAAAGATGAATGGAGGCCCGTCGGTGGAGAGTTCCATCGGGGGGCTTCTATCATTGCGATTGCAGAAGCTCCTGGATCAGACGAGGTACAGCATGGTCGACCTCTGGTGGGTCGTGCCGGTAGCGAGTGGGGTAACGCCCTCACCCTGGCGAACCGTAGCCGAGTAGACGTAGACTTGGACCATGTGATCTCCTGCCGCCCTCCAGGACAAGAGTCCGGTGCTTGGCGAAGGATGGAGAAGTCTTTAGACCGACTGAATAAGAAGCGTGTGAAGCAGGGATTAGATCCTCACCCGCACCCAGCTACTTGCTGCCGCCCCAGACTACTAGATGTAGTGTCTCGATATCAGAAGGTCATTACCTTAGGTAAGACGGCAACGTCGGCATTGACGGGTCAATCGACAAGCATACAAGCTATGCGCGGTGGACCCATGCAGATTGATGACAACTGGGACTGGGTTCCTACGAACGGGTCACGGAAGCTTCTTCCGATGCTACACCCGTCTTTTATTTTAAGATCACCAAGCTGGCGTCACGTGCTCCACGCAGACCTGGCTAAGGCGTTCCGCTGGTTTGATGGCACGCTGCGATGGACTCAGCCTGACTCACTCATCAACCCGTCACCGCAAGAGCTTCGAGAGTGGTTAGCTCAGCGCGCTCCGTTCTGGACATACGATGTTGAGACGGATGGCATCGAGCCACTTGAGTGTAAGCTGCGCACGATTGCGATTGCGATCCCTGACTTGAACGATAGAGGCGCGGCCTCTCGTAATATTGTAGTGCAGAACGCCCGCGCTGTTGGCATCGGCATCCTCTCTACTGACGGGCACACACGCCTGTACCCACCTGACCAAGAGCAAGAGATTGTTGAGATCCTCCGTGAGGCTTTCACCGACGGACGGGTATGGGTCGGGCACAACGCCGGGTACTATGACCGCATGGTCGTTGAGACGCAGCTTGGCGTTACGCCTGCGCCGTTGGTCGACACTCTCTTCCATGCTCGGTTCCGGGCTCCTGACCTTCCGAAAGGGCTGAAGACTATCGGATCTATTCTCACAGACGTTGAGCGCTGGGAGACAACTGAGAAGGGCACAAAGATATCCACAGGTAGCCAAGACGACACGGAGCTTCTTCGATACAACATCATCGACTCTACGGTAAACGCTCGTATCGTTGTCCCATTGATTGATGCTTCGACGAAGGCGGGTGCGTTTAAGCCTATCGCAGACGAGTTGCGTCCAGCAGGTTGGCCGATCGAGCGACCCTGGAATCTAAATGAAGTGGACCACGCGACACAGGAGATGTGTGTAGGGATGCACAAGTCCGGTGTGTGGGTTGACCAGAAGCTACGTATGGATCTCGAGTGCGAGTACGCCATCTCAGTGAAGAAGAGGTACAAGAACCTACAGAACTTAGCACAAGATGTAGGGCTTAAAGCCCTGGACCCCGACTCTGTGAACGAACTGAACCCAGGTAGCGCGGATCAAATCCGAACCCTATTGTATGAACGTTGGGGTCTGGGCATACCGGCGTCGATGGACGCACGAGAATTCTACACGGAGACCGGGGCACCAGGTACAGGGGACGCAGTTCTTCGTGCGCACCTGGCTTCGGGGAGACTGAACCAAAATCAAGAATCATTTGTAAAGGAGCTTCGACTGTATCGGAGAGAGAAGAATAAGATTCTCGGTACGGTATTGATTCCGCTTAGGCGCAGAGATCAAGACCCCAAGAAGGGCTTAGTACATGAGGATGGTCGCGTACGCTCAACATGGAACGCACATGTGACCAGTGTTGGTAGGCTTTCGAGCAGCGGTCCCAACTTACAGAATATCGGTAACCGTAAAGGCCAAGGTCGGCTGAAGAAAGTCTTCGCTGCTCCGCCAGGTCGGATACTTGTGGGCGCGGACTTGGACCAGGCTCACCTAAGAATCACGGCTTGCTACTGGCAGATACCTCGACTGCTCGAATGTTTCGACACCGGCAAGGATCCGCACAACCTCTTGGCCTACGATGTTTTCGGTAAAGACTTTAAGAACGCAAGCGGCTGGGGTCCTGATGGGTTCAGCCTAAACCGCAAGCCAACTGGTGGTGAGGCTAAAGCTATGCGGGATGTCATGAAGACATTCCGGTACGCGTCTATTTACTGGGCCGATCCCAGTACTGTATGGCAAGTACTCACGAGCACCGAGACTGATGACGGTCGGATGCCCTACTTGAAGTTTGAGACTCGAGAGGTTCGACACTTCCACAACAAGTGGTTGGAGGCTGAGCCTGAGTGGGAAGCTGCCTGGCAGGAGATGCTGAGGGTTTACGCGGCTCAGGGGCACATGCTTGAGCCCGTCTTCGGTCGTCGCTCTGGTCCCCTGTCTGACGGCAAAAAGAATGAGGTTGTTAACTTCCCGATACTTGCGGCAGAGTCCTCGGTCATGCGGCTTGCTGAGCAGGAAATAATAAACGCGTTCCCGTTTGACTTCGCGGGCAAGGGTACGGGCATGATTCATCAATGTCATGACTCGATTGGGGTTGAGATGCCTCTACCTGATGGCCTTCCCGCAGACTGGCAACCTATTCCAGGTGAAGCTTTACCCCCTAAGATCGAGGCTGTGCGCCGGATAGTTGAGGAATGTATGACCGTAAATATCCCTGGATGGGAAGTTTCAATGACTGCTGAGGCCGATGTCGGTCGAAGCTTAAAAGATATTTAGAGGAAGCTATGTCAAAGTCACAGTGGTTCTTGGCCCACTCAAAACAAGATAACCCCGAAGAGATCGACGTCTGGTGCCAGGAGTTAGCTGAAGCAATGAGCGGCGATGGGTGGGACGCTACTGTCATTTCAGGTAGAGCCGACTACGAGCACCGGTCAGCAGCGCTGGGTGGGTGGAAGGCTTGGTGCCGAGACATCCCCTTTGGTGTCGACTACACGGGCGCACCCCTATACCATGGTGTCATCGTTCCGCTCGACTCGTTAGATGAGAACCCTACAGTAGGTAAAGCT